TTTAGAACACCAAATGAAGAGAGAAGATCGGTATCTTTTAACTTACATTTAATTAAAAAAGAAGAACCACAGCCTTTAGATAACTAATGCAACATCATAAGGAGACAAAGTTTGTCATGTATGTTGATGATTTTTTAGATGAGGCTACGTTAAAATCTCTTCAAGATACAGTAACAAAATTAGAATATCAGGAAGTAAAAAATCCTGAAGGTCAACTGTACGGAATGCGACACACTTTTGACACAGGTATTCATAACGATCCTTTAATTAAATTAATTAAACAATATTTCTTTCCACATAGAAATCTTGAACCAATATCCGTAAGTGCACATTTACGAGAAAATAATAAAGAACCTTTGTTTCATACTGATGATGATAAAGGTAATGTTGCTAACTTTCTTTTATTTATAAAGGGGGAACCTTTACTTAATAATGGTACAGGCTTTCTACATAATGAAAAGTTATCATCGCATATAGGTTTTGTAGAAAACAGAGGATTGTTTTTTAATGGCTTAAAAATACCTCACTCAGATCTACAATCTTTTGGAGATAGCTCTAAAAGATATACACTTAATATATTTTATAAAGAAAATGTTTGATATAAATAAAACACCTATGGTCCGTGTGACGTGGCTCGATGCCCGTGATACAGAAACAGGATGGCTTGATATAAAAGACGTTGTTAATGCGCCGTTGGCCGTGTGCCAAGAAGTAGGATGGATGGTACATGATGGTTCAGAAAAAATAATTATTATGCGTTCATATAGTAAAGACAAAGAAGATATTACAGGTGGTGGTGCCATTGCTATACCTAAAGATTGGTTAAAGAAAATAGAATATTTAGAGGTATCTTATGCAGTTAGAAGTAAATAAACACGATATATTTACAGATTCTGTTTGGTCTTTTATGATGCCTGATCATGAACATTGGAAAAAACAATTAGAAGATATTGTTACAGTAGAAAAAAATAAAGATATTCATAAATTTTCTATAGAAAATAAAGAAGATAAACCTGTACAGGCTCACAGAACTCCGTGGGATTCTCATTGTAGGTATTTTGCTGCTTTCGAAACACAAAATATTATAAAAAATATTATAATACAAAGTATTAGGAATGATGGTTGGGAAGTTCCAACAAGAATGAATGCGATGAATTGTTGGGTAAATTGGTATGAAAAAAATCAATATGCAAACGTGCATATTCATAATTGTTTACTTTCTGCTGTCTATTTTGTTAAAGTAGAAAATTCTCCTAGTGAATTTTTTTTTCATAGAGATGATAGATTTAGATTACGAAAAGAAAATGAAGATTCAAATATTAAAATGGTTACGCCCAAAGAGGGAAGTGTTCTTTTTTTTACAGGCTGTCAATCACATTCTGTATCAGCAAATACAAGTGACGAAACAAGAATTACTATGGCTGTAAATTTTAATGGTGAGTATAGTTCAGAGTTTAAACCAATAGATAACCCATCACCTTTTGAAAAACTATGACTAAAATATTTATAGGTACACCTTGCTATGGTAATATGCTTACGGCAGATTATTTTAAAAGCTGTATGCAGTTAGTGGCTTTAGCTGCACATAAAAAAATAGAATTACAGTTTGGTACAATTGGTAATGAGTCTTTGGTAACAAGAGCTCGTAACACTTTAGTTCAATTATTTATGGACAATGAAGACTACACTCATCTTTTATTTATTGATGCTGATATAGCTTTTAATTCTGAATCTGTTTTTCGTATGTTGGATTTAGATGAAGATGTGGTAACAGGTGTGTATCCTCGTAAGCAAATTAATTGGACAAAAGTCATTACCAAAGTAAAAGAAAATCCTAATATTAAAGAGGATGAATTACATGCCTCCTCTTTAATGTATAATTTAAATGTTAAAGATCCAAAACATGTTGTAGCTGAAAAAGGATTTATAGAAGTGTTAGATGGTGCAACTGGTTTTATGTTAATAAAAAGAAATGTATTTAAAAAAATGGCATTAGCATATCCTGATCTTAAATTTACATCTGATCAACATTTAAATGATCCCCATGACAAAAGATTTGATTATCATGACACATCGGATTGGAACTATGCTTTTTTTGACACAATGATAGAGCCTGAAACCAAAAGATATTTATCAGAAGATTATGCATTTTGCCGTTTATGGCAGAAAATAGGTGGTAAAATTTATGCTGACATCATAAGTGGTATGACACACATGGGTAATTACTCATTCAAAGGCAACGTAGCCACTCAATTTACACCACAGGAGAAAAAATGAATTTAGATTTAAAAATTAAAGATAATTTTTTACCAAAAGATTTATTTGATAAGTTGTCTGTTTATTGCACAACTTTAGATTATGACGATAAAATTAAATATAAATCTGATGATAAAATATATAATGAACATTTTTTCTATACAAATCAAATTTTTGAGAATGATGATTTGTTAAAAGACATAGAAAAATCTGTCGTAAAATATTTTAATATGGGTATAAAAAATTTACATTTGGCTGCTTTTACTCTTGTAGCCACAAAAGAACCCACCCCTCATGTAGATAAATTAAAATTTCCAACAGAAAAACATTTAATTATTTACTTACGTGGTGATTCACATATGAACGCTGGAACTGGTTTTTACGAGTCCCGTGGTGATGTTTTAAATTTAAATACAGCCGTGGGCTGTTATCCTAATAGAGCCGTTCTTTTTAACGGACATGATACACATCATTCACCTTTATTATATACAGCCGAAAATGTAACTCCAAGATTTGCTCTTATTATATGGTTTGAACCAGAGATTGATCTTTAGCTTTTGAACAAAATAGGTTAGAATAATCGCCCATGAAACTCGTAGATTTAAAGTTCCAACCAGGCATTGACAAACAGGATACCGCTTACTCAGCAGGAGATCAACGTAAATATGTTGATTCTAATTTTGTACGTTTTCACTACGGAAAACCTGAAAGATGGAAAGGCTGGGTTTATTTACCTGATCCAAATAAAACTATTGTGGGCGTGGTCCGTGATACGCATAGCTGGATTGGTTTAGACGGAACCAGATATCTTGCTTTAGGCACAGACAGAAAATTATATTTATATTCAGGCAGTGCTATTTATGACATCACACCTATTAGAGAAACAGCAGCTTTAACAAATCCTTTTACAACAAATGGTACAACAACAGTTTCAGTAACTGACGCAGACCACGGTGCTATTGAAGGAGACTTTGTCACTTTTGATTCTTTCTCTGCAATAGATGGTTTAGATATGAACAACGAGTTTGAAATTACAACACGTGTGGATGCTAATACTTATAAAGTAACACATACAAGTGCAGCTTCTGGGTCTACTTCTGGTGGAGGTGGATCAGGTAATGCTAATTATCAAATTAATATTGGTGAAACTGCTTCTACCTATGGTTATGGATGGGGCACAGATACTTGGAGTGCAGGAAAATGGAATGAACCAAGCACATCTTCAGATGTTACTGTTGCAGCAAGAAGTTGGTCATTAGATAATTTTGGTGAAGATTTAATTGCTACAGTATTAAATGCTAGCACATACATAAAAGATCTTTCTGGTGCAATAGATGCTAGAGCTACGGCCTTATCCAACGCTCCTACTGCATCTAGATTTAGTTTGGTATCCACTGATACAAGACACTTAATGATTTTCGGTACAGAAACAACAATAGGTAACGCAGCTACACAAGATGATTTGCTTTTTAGATTTTCAGATAGAGAAGATGCTACAGATTACACGCCAGTAGCAACAAACGAAGCTGGTTCTCTTCGTATATCAGATGGTTCAAGAATAGTAGGGGCTGTTAAATCATCTGGTCAAATACTTGTTTGGACAGATACATCACTTCACGGTATTCAGTTTGTTGGTACACCTTTTACTTTTGGTCTTAGACAACTTGGTGCTAACTGTGGACTAATAGCACAGCATGCAGCGATAGAAATAAATGGTCGTTCTTATTGGATGTCCGATAATTCTTTTTACATGTATGATGGTGTTGTTAAAAA